CCCCGCCGCAGCCTTTATGCGCTCGGTGGTCGAATCAGACTGTTCGCCAAAGGGATCGACGGGCCATGTAGTCGCGATGATCTCGTGGCCTCTGGCGCTCAGCAGCACGCCAAACTCTGTTCTTTTCACAGACCAGCCCAGCGCCCACAACTGCTCCGTAGTGAATCGGTCGAGCACCTGCCCGCCTCCTGATGCGCGGAACTCTACGATATCTCGTTGCCCGTACCAGCCAGCGTGCCGCGCCCTGGCATTGGCGGCCATGTCGAGGATGTACTGCACGCCTGTCGGAAGGGCCTCCTTCGCCTTAGGAGCGTCCATTACCTTCGCAACCACTGTAGCCGGCTGAGCGCCGGGGGCTTGTGCCATCGCTGGAATTGCGGCCTTCTGCGACTTGACGACCTCCTTAAGCTTGCTCTCCTCACCGGTTGAGCCGCCCGCGAAGAAGAACCGCAGAAACATGACCACGCCGATGACAAGCGCCAAGGCCATCACGATTGACGGGCCGCGCAGTGTCTTCCACAAGGTGCGGGTGTTGCCCTTGTAGACATCGTTGGACTCGATACCAGGCTGCACACCGTGGTAGAGCTCCCAGATTGCTGGGTCGTACTTGCGGACCTCTGTGCCCACCGTCTCGTACTTGCCGGTGCCGGTGGCCGCATAGAACCGCACCGAGTATCGCTGATCCGACCCCAGCGCATCGAGCTTGGTATACGTGTTCTTCTTTGCCATACGGCGGATGATCAGGCGATGCAGGTCTTTGCAGTCCTGCGAAATGATCACCATGTCCAAGCTGATATGGCCGTGCTTGGCGAAGAAGTTCGCTGTTCGCTCCGGGAGATTTGCGCGGTTGGTCGGCCAGTACTCGTGCGCTTCATCGATCACGATCAGAGCGTGCTTCTCGATATGCGGAAACGAAATAGCACCATCGTTATCGGTATCGCACACACACCAGTCAACCACCTCTTTGTCGCCCATCACGTGCACCAGTTCGCGCACATCATCTTCGGGTATACCCAGGTAGGCTGCGATCTTGTCAAGGCACTCCCCTACCCCGTTCAAGCGCACGTAGACATGCCGCTTTGCACGCAGGGCGGGCAGGATGTGATGAAGCACCGCCTCGTAGCTTTTGCCGCTGCGCGGCAACCCTTCATGGCCGAAGATCATTTCGTTACGTCCACTGGAATACGGTCAGGAATACCCGCACAAGGCGGAAGATGAGTGCAGCCGTGAGCAGTGCAACGGCTTCACCAACGCGCAGCTGCGCCACGATGAAGGCAGTCCACGGACCCGCTGCATTGAGCATGGAGCAGAAGCTGAACTGCGAAAGGAAGTCCGGTGCAGGGATCAGGTAGACGATGGCCTTTACGAACGAGAGAACCAACTCAATGAAGTCGGTTTGCAGGTCCGTCATGAAATCGGCGAAATCTGCCCACAGAGAAGTTAGCTGTTCCTTCGCCCAGGTAGTGATGGCCGTCACTGGCCCTACGCCATCGGCATACGCCCACGACGCGGACAGCACAAGTACGGCCAGTGCGGCAATAAGGATGATCAGGTGCTTCCGCTTCATAGCAGCGCCCACCTCAGGGCTACGACGCCCATCCCAGCGAGGAATACAAATCCCGCGTACTGGAAAAGCTGCAAGAGAGGGCCGCTGCACAGGCTTCCCAAGTCGAACTTTCCCGCGTACTGGCCGCCATCCCACGTTGCAGTCGGGCAAGTGCCGCCACCTGTGCAGTTGCCAAAGAAACCTTTGACCTTCGACAGAATCGGCGCGCCCTCAATCGCCGTCTTGAACTCCGCTATCACCTTCTGCACGGTCTTGCCGGACTTCTTGTAGAGGCGTCCTGTCGTCGGTCCCGGCGCACCGCCGTCACCGCCCTCGCCTGTTCCCGGTCCCGGTCCCGGTCCCGGCCCCTCGCAGCCGTTCGGGTCAGTACAGTCACCATCGCCGTCACCGTCACCGTCACCACCTCCCGGCCCGGTCCCGCCGCCGCCATCTCCACCGCCATCCCCACCGCCATCCCCACCACCATCCCCACCACCATCCCCGCCACCATCCCCGCCACCGTCGCCTGGGCCGGTGCCCCCGCCATCTCCGCCTCCTTCGCCCGGCTCGGCAGTTTCTGGCGGGGCTAAATCATCAGTGCGGCAGGTTTCGCCGGAGGCTGTGTAGAGGTGGCCGGTTGGTGATCCGGCATAGAGGCTGTCGGTGTACTTGCACCCGTTGTGGCATACGGCGCCGATTCCCGACTTGTCGCCTTTCCAGCTGGTTTCCTCCGGGCGCTTAGCACAGGTCAAATCCTTGGGGTAATAGCGTGTAATCGGGGTCCGGTTGATACCGCTATTGCATGTGTTAATGGCGATAACGAACTGGGCATAGCCTTCGCCCCCTGCAGTCGCACAGAACTGATATTTCTGATTCTTATTGTCAAGCTTTGACTTTGCAGCGGCAGCAGCCGAGGCAGCCGCTGCAAATGCGACACCTTGATCACTACACCCTTGATCGGTGTCGGGTGGATAGCTCGGGCTGCACGCCTGTCCCCAAGCGGCATGAGAGAGCGCAATCGAAAAGATGAGGACGAGCCATCTCATTGCGCGGCCTCATTGAATGCCAAGGCTACGGCGTGTCCGGCAAGCCCGCCAATGAACGCAAAGACCATACAGACAAGCATCATCAATCCTCCCTTTCGGGTGCGCCACAGAAGACGCACTCTCCACCGTCATAGTCATGGCCGGTGTCGGCGCACACGACCTCGTCAACCTCGCCCGCCTCGTCGTCGGCGTGTTCGTCTGCGTCTTGATCCTCGCGGTCCTCAAAGAAGCCTGCGATCTTGTCAACGCACCATCGGCCAAACCACGGAAGCGCCATCAGCGTTCCGGCGCCAACGATTGCCGTAACTACCTGTGCAACGGACAACCCGAGAAACACCCCACTGAAGTCCATTGCTCACCCCTAGTAGTCGACTACGGCGCGGCACTCCGTACACCACAGGTTGCCGTCGTCCAACACGATCACGTCATCACCGCCACACTCGGGACACCAGTCGTCCTGGCATTCATCGGTGCTGACCTCATCGGGCTGTGTTTGCATAAGAATCGGGGCCGGTTTCCCAGCCCCTTCCCGTCACGGTTCTTCCGCGATCAGCGGAAGAAGGTAGCGACCTTGTTGGTCGCCCAGCGGGCGAAGCCCGGGGACGCCTTGATGGCGCCTGCGCTGATGATTGCGCTGACTGCGCTGGCGGCTGCGAGGCCGGTCAGAATGTCGCCGAAGTCCATTGCACTGCTCCTTGGTTGTGCGCGTTGTGCGCGTTGGATGGGGTGGTCAATCCCGTTCTGTACTGACCGACTTCACGACGGCGCCCACGATGTAGCCCAGCACGTTGAGTGCAAGCACCAGCGTGAACACCCCCGAGAACCAACCAGTAGCCACCTCAGGTTCCGGCCACTGGAATAGATCGATGAGGATTGAGGCCTGTGCGTGCTCTGCTGCCGACACAAGCACATATCCACCACACTGCGATGCAGGCTCCCCGGTGGGTACGAGCGTCCCCTCAGCCGTCAGAGACACGCACACGGCCATGACTTAGGCCTGAGCAGCCGCGCGAGGTGCGGCCTTCGGCACCATGCGCAGGACGGTGAACTTGCTCAGCGATGCGACGCCCTTGTTGACCTGCAACATGGATTCGATATCGAGTTCGTACTCACCTTCGGGGTAGCCGGGCTGGCCCTTGTCCAGGCGCACATCGAACGGATAAGCGAAGCCGCCGGTTTCCAGCTTGGCCTTCTGCTTGCGGGTGGTGTATTCGACGTTCTCACCGGCATCGTTCTTGAAGCTGCCGCCGCGTTCATCGATTTCGTTCTTCAGGACAGTGACCTTGACGCTCATGTGTAGTTACCCCTTTGAGGTTGTCTGTACGGCCGCGATTTCGGGCCAGTGCGCTGCTGTGTCGCCTGTGACCCACTTCGGCAGCGATGGCGAAGTGCAGGATTCGATTACCGCCCGCAATGCCTGATCGTCAGGGCAGTTCTTGGCGATGAAATTGAGGGCCGCTCCGTACTGGCGGCGGATGTGGCGGCGAACGCTCTTCCACGTTGCTTCAACGGCGGCTTTCGTGATCTCGATGCGCGTGGCAACGCAGCGCAGAAAGGACAAAACCGGGTAGGCGCCGAGCAGGTACGAGGCCGGATCACGCAGAATGTCGAGCGGCAGTTCCTTGCGATTGGAGTTACGGAACTGCGCCTCATAGCGCACCCAAGGCGAACTCTTGTCGCCCTGTTCCCTACCCTTCTCGTAGACGCGCAGCTGCTTTTCGGACTTCTTGCCGCCGATATAGAGCGTCTTGCCGTCCCCGCTGTCGTAGTCGTCCACCAGCTGCGCCTTGGGGCGCTGACCACGGTTGTCGAAGTCTCCAGCGGCATACCACTTCTGAGCCAGACGCAGCGGGTATTCGCCCACCAGGTCATCGGCGCACACATCGACACGGGTGATCCTCCCGGCGCAGCTTTCGAGCTTCGCTCGAAGCTCCAGCCACCGCTGCGCATGGCCGCAGCGCGCTGCGCCTACCGCCTTGCATCCATCACCGGTTAGTTCGATACGGGCGGTATACGTGCCATCTGCGCGGCGGCACTCTTCACCGCCGAGTTCGATCATCCCGACGAACTTCTTGGCCGTGTCGATGATCTTGATACGCCACGTGTAGAAGCGCCCGCCACCTGCTGTTTCATCCAGTTCAAGGCCAAGCCCGGCGAAGAACCAGCAGAACACCTGCAGGGCCGCGATGCGCGCGTTCTCCGGAGAGAACTCAATCCACTGGCGGACCTCTTCGAAGCTGTCGCCATCACGGAACGCGAGTTCGTCCAGCGCTGCGCGCAGGTCGATGGAAGCGGAAAACCAGTCAATGCCGACCGTCAGGGTGCCCGTCTCGTTCCTGAATTCACTGACTCCCCTGTTAGACGAGGGGAGTCCCGACCCGGCCAGCACCGCGCGATCACCGGCCATTGGTGCGGCCCTTCCAGAGCTTCCACAGGCGGCGGAGCGCCAGCCATGCCTGCTCGATCACGATTGAAGCCATTGCTCCGCCGAGCCAGACGACAATCAGCACTGCGCACGCAAAGAGGCCCATATCGGTCTCCGCAAGCTCGGCGGCGAAGGGATGGATGCTCATGCGGCGCGCTCTTGCTCTTCGGCAAAGGTGGCTGCGGCCAGCAGATCGCCGCGCTTGGTTGCGGCAATCTCAGCCTGTGCGAGTGCGATCACCTGGGCTTCGCGGGACCGCTGCGAGGCGGTGTAGTCACGCCGGTCGAGCAGCCACGAAACGATGCGAGCGCCGCCGATGGAAATGGTCGCTACTGCGCCAAAGAGGGCGAAGGGCAGAAGGGATTCGGTCATGTCAGAATGCCCTCTCTAAGCAGGGACGCCGGAGGGGCGACAAAGTGAATCAGCAGAAACTGGGCGGCGAACGCATTTCCTTGCTGCGTAGCGCCGTGATAGCGCTTGCCATCGTTCTTTTCGTGGTCGTTGTCGTTGGGTGGAGTTTTCCGGGCGGACTGGAAATCTTCGACGAACCCGGTAGCGCAGCAGATTGGGTCGCTGCGGTTGGCACTTGGATGATCGGGTTTGGCGCCACCAAATTTGCCGCCAACGACTACCAGCTCAAGCTTCATGAGCGGCGCGAGCGATTGCTCCAGGATGCTGAAAGAAGACTTTCTGCCCTGCAAGTAAAGGTCGCAAGCATCAGAAACTGGTCGTATCAATTGCAGATGGCTGGGCAGTTCTTTGCTGACTATCCGATGGAGTCGGCTAACCCTAAGTACATCAAGGAAATGCTCGAAGGAACCGAACGAGCCCTTCGCGGTATTCCGTGGGCTTCCGAGGACGTCATTGACATGAGGTCCGAGGAAATCCGCGCCCTGGAACGAACTGCGCGCGACATGGATACAGCCATTGTTCTTGTGACGACCACGCTTGAAATCTGCAGCGGCGAATCGGCGGTGTCGGCACTGCCCAATCATGGCGAGACACTTAAGGTGCTGGGCGGTCTTCTGCAGCAGGTCGCCGACCCTATGTCTTCGCTCGCCGCCTATCTGGACGCCGAGGTTAACGAAACAAGGCACTCGCGCGCTCGAATTATCCGCAAGCTGAGACGTGAGGCCGACACCCTGTTGAATGGCTGAGCGAGCTAGTTGCTTCGGTCGAATGGCTGCGCTGTTCATCTGTGCGTCCCGCCCCCAAGCCCCAAGAGAACCCGCCATCGGCCTTGGGGTGCCGGTGGCGGGACCGTCTACATCCGTAGGCGATGGGGGCTTTATACGCGTCTACATCCGTAGGCGTCAACACCTGTAGGCTACACCCGTACACGAACCCGAGGCGGCTATGGACTGGAATGACTTCTTTGAGCGGACCCGCGTAGCGGCCAAGGTCGAGAGCTATTCAAAGCTGGCGCCGCTGCTGGGGATTACGGATGGCGCAATCGGCCACTACCGCATGGGCAGGCGTGTGCCGCAGGTGTGGGTAGTGGCGGATGCGCTTCGTATCCAAGGGCATCCGGAGCCTGAAAAGCAGGCGATTGAGATCATGAAGCGTGCGGCGCTTACTTCACCGGAACGCACATTCTGGAAGCGCCTAGCGGCGACCGCGATGGCATTGTGCCTAGCTGTTGGCTTCGCCCTGCCCCACCGGGCGCATGCGGCTGTCGCGGGCCTTGATAAGCCCACGGTCTATACATTATGCGAAATGCCATATCTGCCTTGGCGGGCTTTGTCGGTTCTGCGTGGCAATGGCTGGGCCTCTGGCTCGGCTCTTGCTGTTGTGCGCAGCCAAGTTGGGGCGTCTCATGCAGCAACATGAAGCATTCCATGCAGCCGAGGCGGTCACTCCCAACGACCTGCAGCCAACTTGGTGCGTCCACAACGCGCCGCAGCGAACTTGATGCATTGCCAAACATCTGCCGCCTTGTTGGCACATTGCCGACATTGCGCTAGCTGCTTGCGTATGCCGTGCGCTGACGAGGTTCAGCCATTCCTTCAGAGATATCCGTGGTTATGGAGCCTATCACGCCGTGCCTGCCTTATCTGACGGAGCAAGGCAAATTCCAGGCGACCGATTGCGGTTCAGGCCGGCGCAAGTTGGCGCATCCCCAACGTAACGCAGCGAAGTTTGCGCAGCCACAACGACCGATGAGCTGATATCCGACTACAGAATCGATGAGAGTTTCCGACAGGCTCAAGCGGGACAATGGGCGGCGCTTAACTCGCGGGTGATTGGCGCCCATCAGCAAGCGCAGCGAAGTTGGTGCATTCGTCAACGCAAGGCAGCCAAGTTGGGACATTGTCAATGAAGCAGAACGAAGACGTGCTAGGGGGACTTGGTGCCATGGAGCACCAAGTCCGCATACACTGGAGCTACAGTCGTTGAGTGATCCAAGTAAACGTGGCAGGTCTCATGAATCCGGTGTAGCTGCCGTTAGCGAGCCTAGCAACAAAAATGGCATCGTTAGCGTCGAGCCTTAGCCTCAAGTCTGCGCTTAGCGCTTCCACGGATAGATTCGTTGATATCCACCTGACAGTCTCCAAATTTGGATCAGCAACGTTGTCATGCCGGTTCAGGTGGTTGAGAAACGCAGTTCTCTTGGCGTCGTAGTTTGCTTCCCGATTCAAGTTCCATGTAACGACGTAGACAGCCATTTCGATCCTTCGAGACTGACACCGATTGTGTCGGCGGCATCTTGGTAAATGTGACGAGAGTCACGCAATGCTGGCAAGGTTGGCGATCCGAAGATGTGCGATAGATGCCCCCTACCCCATGTTTTCAGGGCTGCCGATAATATATATTTGTCGGAACCAGTGGATTATTTTGCTATTGGATTCAATACCTTATGAGCTTTCCCTGGCTTCCTGAAAACCTTTCCTCTTCGGGGCTGAGCCCAGGTGCCGGGCCGAGGATTCTGCGCAACGCTCCCAGGTCCTGGACGCCGTCCTTTCGATTGCGGACGAGGCCGGTGCCAGCGTAGGCCAAGTCGCCATTGCCTGGGCTTGCACGCGCGGAGCCACGCCTATCATCGGGCCGCGCTCGCATGCCCAGCTGCGCGATAACTTGGGTGCACTTGCACTTCATCTCTCATCCGAGCAAATCGAGCGCCTCGACTCAGTTAGCCGCATCAACCCATCCCTAACCGACAAGAGGGCAGCTCACGACGCCAGTGGTCTAGGTCGTGTCGTGCCCTGAGCGAGTGGGAGGATCTACAGCAGTCACGACGAGGCGCGTGCTGATGTGTTCCAGTACATCGAAATGTTTTACAACCCCAAGCGGCGGCACAGTTCCAACGACGGCCTGTCCCCGGTAGAGTTCGAAAGGCAGTACGCACTAAACGGCTGACGACTGTCTACAAAACCCTGGGCGATTCAGGCATTCGACGCCGGCTTGTTCCAGTCAGATCCTTCTTTTGCCTCTCCGCATCGCGTGCAAACGTACTCGCCGGTGTTGGAGCCCAAGTGGTACTCCTGCTCAATGTTCGGATGGTCGCAAGGTTTGTCTCCCCAAGCCTTGCGAAGTCGTGCTGCAGCCAACATCTGCATATATCCCCCACTGCTGTTTAATGCTTGAGTTAAGCCGACTTGCGTAGCGGAGTCAACAATATGGAAGCTTTTTCTATCGCATTGCCGGTTTAGCCAAGAGAGTACGGCTTGAACGAATACTTAGCACTACTGTGCGGCGATCCTATTCGCGAACAAATCTAGGTTGTTGAGGCAGCGCTTGACTCGTGAATCGCAGTCGTCCTGCGTAATGTCAGCGGTGATGCCGATGAAGCCACCGCCAACTGCCTCCACTGTTGCCCCAACATCAGTGAAGTAAGAGCCAATCTCGTCGAAGAAAAGGCTCATGTTGTGACTCACTTGATCTGGGTTCAGCTCCTCGCGGAACGGCTGCGACAACGTGGGGCCGTTGTACTTATAGTAGGGTTGGTACTTGAATAGAGGCATGCCGTTCTCCCGTGGCTGTAACGCTGGAAATATGCTGCGTGCTATAAGCGCGTCGGCCTGAATGAAGTATTAGGCGTCGTTCTTGGTAACTTCAATATTGAACCCGCTTGCGCGTGTCGTCGCTACGATCGTATGACCAAGCGATTTAGCAACCTCTTTGAGCGCACCAATCTCCTTGTCTTCGATGTCGGAGCCAGTGTACGTGTCCCCGATCTTCTCTATGCGGTCACGAAGTGCGCGAATGACAGCGGCAACTTGTTCATCTGAAACTTCGATCTTCATGCGATGTCTCTTTCGTCATTAAGGGGGACTAACAACAACTGGACCGTTAGAACGCGGCGTTGAGCAAAGTTTCGCCGATACTGCGCCGACTTGGAATAGGGTCTAAAGCGTCCCGGCCGTCCCCGCCTGAGGAGGGGGCTGTCCCAGCCTCTTGCTCATGCCGGGGCGGAGGCCCGCCTTGGGTCAAATGCGGACGTGCGCATTCATATCTACGGCCGGCCGTTCAAGTGTCAGCTATCGGCCAGGAGCAGACACTGCCTCTGGAACAATCTGCCCTGCTGCATCCAGCCTACGTGAGCCTCGGCGGCCAGGGCCACTAGATTTCTTAGATCCTGCGCCATGTGACCGGCAGCGGCACAACCTGGCCGGGCACCAGCTGCACGGCAAGGTTTAGTACGTCGCCTAGGTACTTGTCGATGTTTCGGGTGCCTACGTGGCCAGCGGCCGCCCGCGCGTCCTGTCGCCGCGCCGATTAACGGCACGCCACCAATCTCGTGCCGGCCAGCGATCAGGCGAAGACCTCATCAAGGAGGTCCCGAAGCGCGCCGTCCAGCCGCGGGTCGCCCTGTCGTTGCAGGGACAGATACAGGGACAACGGGTCCACGACGCCGCCCGCGCCGCCCAGGCGGGTGGAATAGGCCCAATGCTGCATATCTGCGTAGCCCTCGCCTGCCACGGGAAACCATTCCGGTTCCGGATGTCGACGGAAGTAGTTTCGCGGGATCGCAGCTACCGGCCGCGCTGGCGCCGCCAGTTCGGTGAGCACGGACAGGCCGGTTTCCCCCGAGGCACGACAATCATCGGCCGGCAGCATGGCCAGACCACACTTGCCGATACAGGTGGTGCGCAGCACAGGCGAGCGCAGCCGCGGGAGCGCAGCCTCCCATAAGGATCGGCGCGCCATCACGAATCGCAGGCTCGTCTCCCGTCCCTCGCGCTGGGCGCTGACCAGGTTAGCCGACACCAGTTCGCGGGCGACCCGCGAGGCGGTCATGCGCGAGTAGCCTGCCTCGCGCGCCAGCTCGAGCGGTGCCCACGAGACGCTCCCAGGGATGCCGCGCTTCTCCAAGCCGGGCTGCAATAGGGCAGCGATGAGAACCGCTTGTGCCGGATGGCTCAGCTTCCCTCCAACGGACAGGGACACCGGTGGAGACAAATCGCGCTCGCGCAGAATCTTCAGGAAGCTCGGAGCGAACAGCCGACTCCCGGGAATAACGAAATCCACCCGAGACTCGATGAGTCTGGTGCGGATGTAGGGCGACACGCCCGAGAGCAC